GTATCGCAGAAAACGATGAAGAGCGATCTCAGGAGGCATGGTATGCCCACGGTCGCGAAGCTACTGGCGTGGGGGCATCTAATTCCCGTACTGGGGCTAAAGCGTCCCAATCCCCGTTTATCGCAAACTGGCTCTCTAGACAAGCTATCCATCCATTGGGGTTTTGATTCGGGTGGAAGCATTTCATCTAAATGCAAGGAATATGCTGGCGTCTACCCGAGTGCGATCAAGGGTGGTGTCACGGACCTAGCGAAACGACTTGTTTCGTATTGGCGAAAAGAGTAGTGACGAAGCCGGTCGCCTTGCTGTGTAGTATTGCTGTGGGCACCGCATGTTACTACTTCACGAAACCTCGGCCCGAGTACAGGCTATATGACCGCGATGCGTTTGAGCGTTCGATGGTCAGACATTTCGATAAACTTGAGGCTGCCGGGAAAGACAGATTCCTTATGGAACAGACAATAAAACGGGCGAAAAGATGAATCTCGCTGCTATCGATGCGTTACCTGTTGACGAGAAACGCGAGATCCTCCGTCTTATCGAGGAACTAAACGAAGCCAGAGCGAGGGAAGGTGCTCAATCCGACTTTCTGGAATTCGTTAAGCAGGTGTGGCCCGCGTTCATCGAGGGCAAGCATCATCGTGTCATGGCGGATGCGTTCAATCGTATAGCGGACGGCGAGCTAAAGCGTTTGATCATCAACATGCCACCTAGGCATACCAAATCGGAATTCGCTTCGCATCTATTTCCAGCTTGGTATCTCGGCAGGTTCCCAGACAGAAAGGTTATCCAGACCGCACACACCGCAGAGCTTGCCGTTGGTTTCGGTCGTAAGGTGCGTAACCTTGTAGGCTCCAAGGATTATGAGAGTATTTTTTCGGGTGTATCGTTGAGTGCGGACTCGAAAGCTGCTGGCCGGTGGAACACGAACAGGCAGGGCGACTATTTCGCTATCGGGGTAGGCGGTGCCGTAACGGGTAAGGGTGCCGACATCTTGATTGTCGATGATCCACATTCCGAGCAGGAAGCGGCCCAAAACGATCCATCTGTTTATGACAAGACTTATGAATGGTATACCTCGGGTCCACGTCAAAGATTACAGCCGGGTGGTGCCATCTGTTTGGTGATGACACGCTGGTCGAAAAAGGATCTGACCGGCAGCATCCTCAAGGCATCCATCGAAAGGGGTGGTGCCGACGAATGGGAGATCATCGAGCTACCTGCGATCCTTCCGAGCAATAAACCGCTATGGCCGGGGTTCTGGCCACTTGAACAGCTGGAAGCACTCAAAGCCGAGCTACCTGTCAGTAAGTGGAGTGCCCAGTACCAGCAAGACCCAACCTCGGAAGAAGGCGCGATCATCAAACGCGAATGGTGGAAGGAGTGGGACAAGAAAGATCCACCGGACTGCGAGTTCGTGATCCAGTCGTGGGACACGGCGTTTCTCGCCAAGGAAACAGCTGACTATAGTGCTTGCACGACGTGGGGTGTGTTCTATAACGAAGACAAGGAAGCGAACATCATATTGCTGGACGCACTACAAGAACGGCTGGAGTTTCCCGATCTAAAGGTTCGGGCCTATGAGATGTACAAGGAATACGAGCCAGATGCGTGTATCGTGGAAGCCAAAGCTGCTGGCAGCCCACTGATCTTTGAACTCAGGCGGTTAGGCATTCCGGTAGCGGAATACACACCCGGTAGGGGTAGGGACAAGATCGCTCGGGTAAACGCCGTATCGGACCTTTTTCATAGTGGTCATGTCTGGGCACCAAAAAAGAGATGGGCGGAAGAAGTGATCGAGGAATTCGCGTCGTTCCCAACTGGCGACCACGACGACCTTGTTGATTCATCGACACAAGCTTTGCTCAGGTTTCGGCAAGGTGGCTTCATTAATTTGGAAAGTGATGAGCCGTGGGACGATTTACTTCCCATGAGGAAAGCCGACTATTATTGACTACAAGGTTTTATGTTGGCATTGTGTCTACTGCATTGCCCTAACAGAGATTGTAGATGGCAATAGATAAACCCCTAGATGGTTTATTCAATCAGGACGACTTCGACATGGGGCCGGAAGGGCTCATGGTTGTCGAGGAAGAAGCCGAGATTCCGGGCGATACAATGCTCACCGAGTTGGAAGACGGTGGCATTGAAATCGATTTCGATCCTTTGGCTGATATCGGTAGCATCGAAACGGAGTTCGACGGCAACCTAGCGGACGTCATCGAAGACAAAGAGCTTCGGACAATCGCCATCGATCTGATATCAAAATTCGATGCCGACAAAAGTAGTAGGTCTGATTGGGAGCAGACTTACGAAGAAGGGCTCGACCAGCTAGGTCTGGAGATCGAAGATCGCACGACACCATGGGCTGGAGCTTGCGGCGTATTCCATCCAATGCTGTCCGAGGCAGTCGTTCGGTTCCAGAGCCAAACGATCCAAGAGATCATGCCTGCCAAGGGTCCGGTCAAAACCCAGATCTGGGGATTAAATACGCAAGAACGGCAAGAACAAGCGAAACGTGTTCAGGAGTACATGAACTATCAGTTGATCGAAGTGATGACCGAGTATCGGTCCGAAACCGAGAAGCTGCTGTTCAGCCTGCCGCTCGCGGGTTCCGCGTTCCGTAAGATCTATTTCGATCCTTCGTTGGGCAGGCCGACGTCGATGTTCGTGCCAGCCGAGGACTTTGTAGTTGCGTACAATGAATCGGAATTAGAACAAGCGGAACGCTACACTCATGTGATGGTTCGCAGCACGAACCAGATCAAAAAGCTTCAGGTCAGCGGGTTCTATCGGGACGTAGAACTCACGAGTTCGCATATAGAAGACAGTCCGATAGCGGACAAGTTCAATGAGATCGGTGGCGTGAAGCCGTCCTATGACAGCGATGAACGACATCAGCTTCTTGAGATGCACGTCGATTTCGATCTACCGGGATTTGAAGACGAAGACGGCGTGGCTTTGCCTTATGTCATCACGATAGACAAAGGTAGCTCCACGATTCTATCGATCTACCGGAACTGGGATGAATCGGACGAGCACAAGATCAAGAAGCAGCACTTCGTTCATTATGGATACGTGCCCGGTATTGGATTCTACAACCTCGGGCTGATCCACATGATCGGCGGGTTAGCTAAATCAGCTACCAGCCTACTCCGTCAACTCGTAGATGCGGGCACCTTATCCAACCTGCCCGGAGGGCTCAAGACTCGTGGACTCAGAATCAAGGGTGACGATACGCCTATCATGCCCGGAGAATTCAGGGACGTCGATGTACCGGGTGGCGTTATTAGGGATAACATCACCTTCCTTCCTTATAAGGAACCTTCTTCGGTGCTTTACCAGCTATTGGGTAACATCGTGGAAGAAGGCCGACGCTTTGCTTCCATGGCGGACCTCAAGGTAGCAGACATGAACCAAGAGGCTCCCGTTGGGACCACTCTTGCAATCATGGAACGGGCGATGAAGGTGCAGTCCGCTATTCAGGCTCGCATTCATGCCAGCCTAAAACAGGAATACAAGATTCTGGCCGTGATCATTCGTGATTACACGAACCCGGACTATCCATACGAGACGGATGCAGGCGAAGGTATCAAGGCCGAAGACTTCGATGACAGGATCGACGTCGTTCCCGTATCGGACCCGAACGCTTCTACGATGGCACAACGCATCATGCAGTATCAAGCTGCACTGCAATTAGCGGCTCAGGCTCCGAACATGTACGACCTGCCACTTCTGCATAGGCAGATGATGGAATTGATCGGCATACCGAACGCCGACAAGGTCGTACCGATGCCCGACGAGGTGCCACCTAAAGATCCGGTCACCGAGAATCAGGCTATCCTCACGCAAGAGCCGGTCAAAGCTTACGAATATCAGGATCACGATGCCCATATACGTGTTCATATGGCCGTCAAAAACGATCCAGAGATCGGACAGCAGATGCAGAACAGTCCGGCAGGTGGCGCGATATCAGGTGCGGTAGACGCACACGTTCGCGAACACTTGGCGTTTGTGTTCCGCAAGCAGATCGAAGAAGAGCTTGGCGTCGAACTACCACCGATGGGTGAGCCGATACCGGAAGACGTTGAGAAACGACTGAGCAAGCTTGTGGCCGATGCCGCCGATCAATTGACTGGCAAGAAAAAGCAAAAGCAGCAGGCCGAACAACAAGCACAACAACAGAAAGATCCAATCGTTCAACAGCGCGGC